AACGGCACCGATCCAGTCGGGCTGACCGTAGTAGGTGGAACGATTGGAGGGATACTTGAAACGAATCATCTGATTTTTTTCTTGGTTTCTCTGCTTTTTGTGCCCGTATGGGGTAAAGTGAACAGTCTTCCCATTCAGCTCCTGGATGAACAGATCCTTCGTCTTGTTCAGGTACATTGTCTGGCCAGGTACCCAGTAGATCTCTGCTGGATCGCCCTTCCTGGTCTGGATTATCTCAAGATGGCCACCGCCGATTTCCTCGAAGTCCATGTACGCTGAAAGGATCACCTCGTGGAAACTCTCGAGAGGGTTTGCCGTGGTGAGGTATTCTGGCCACTTATCCTCGGGGATATATTCCCCCTTCTCGTCGAGCAGGTCAAAACCCAGCCCAACAGCTGCCACAGCTTTGAAGTTGATGGCCTTATGGTGGTACGTGTTATCGATTGATTTCAGGGCAACCAGGTTCAACGGGTGAGGGATGATGTTTTCCTGTTTTACAATCTCATCCTTCAGTTGAGAGCTGGCTTTCTGGATCGACGCCAGGGTCGGCCCAAATCCATCTATCCCAACCCCTAAAGTGATTATTTCAGCCTTTGGTGCCGGTGCTTTTGCATCGCTCATTCGGTCTATCCTCCAAGATTCTTGCTTCCATGTCGCAAGGTACGTGGCCCCAAAAAGCACTTTTTGAATGAATTGGTCAGGGATGGTGATGGTGATGGATATGACCATCTGACTCTTTCGGGGCCTCTAGCGTTTGGGAAATTCCCCCCATGCGAAAAAGAATCTCCAAAGCAACCAAGCTGAAAGACATCACGGTCGAGTTCATTTCGATTGTTCCAAGCGGAGCAAACCAGAAACAGATCATCCACAAAGACGAGAACGGAGTCCAAGCCTTCCACCTCAGAATCTTGAAGCAGGATGAAGATCAGCGCATGGTTTACGGCATCGTTTATTCCCCTGGAACCTCTGAAACGGAGGACACCCAGGGTGATTTCATGGAAGCCGAGGAGATCCGGAAAACCGCCTTTGACTTTATGGCCAATGCTCGAATCCACAACGTGGACTCTGATCACGATTTCGAAGCCGGACAGGGCTTTGTTGCCGAATCATGGATTACCAAATCCGAGGGTGATCTGAAAGACCCGATGTTCCCCGACGAGCCGGAAGGCTCCTGGGCTGTTGGGATCTACGTCAGCGACGACGAGGTCTGGGAAGGTGTCAAATCTGGAGAATACAATGGGCTTTCTATGGCTGGAACTGGGGTCCGTGAAACCGTGGAGAAGAAGATGAAATTTTTAGAAAAAGCTCAAGAAGTAATCAAGGGAGTCAAAGAGAACTATTCACGGAGAAAACTCTGGGACCTCGTCTATGCGTTCACGGATGCGATCTGGGAAGTTATGAACGACGAGGAGATCACGGACAAGAAGGAAGCGGTCAAGGCTCAAGTAACTGAGTTTACTGCCCTCCTTGATGCGGAGGTTCTGAAATCCACGGTGGGTAAGGATGCCACGGAAAATTTGAAGAAGGCTCATGAGGCGATAGGAGTCCTCCTGGGTGGAACTGAACAAGTCAAGGAGATCGAGAAAATGACTGAACCTACAAAGACTCCTTCTCAGGAAGCCCCCGAGGAGAAAGTCGAAAAAGCCGAGGGTGAAACCCCCGTCGAGAAGAAAGCCGATGACATTGCTGCCATCGTGAAATCTGCTGTGTCAGATGCCGTCAAACCTCTGGAAGATCGCATTGCGAAGCTGGAAGGCTCGCCTGCCTCTACCAAGAGCTCAGAGGAAGTGAACAAGTCTGAGGACGAAGTCCCCAGCCTCATGTTCATTTAATCGGACCAGAACCCCAATCCAGAAATCAGAAGGAACACTCCGATGAATAAAGTTATGACCGTTCGTGAGTATTTGGAAGCTGTCCAGAAGGGTGCGATTACGACCTCTGTCGGTGGCCAAATGTCAACCCAGGATGCTGAGAAGTTTATCAACCTGGTTGTCGAAAACAACCCCATGTATGGGAAAGAGTTTCAGCTCGTTCCCATGACCAACCCCTCCAAAAAGATCGAGATCATTGATCTGGCCACTCGCATTATGCGTTCCGGCGTTGAGGGTGTCGCTCCGACTGATACTTTCAGTCCCACCATTTCCAACCGTACCCTCGAGGTCAAAGAAGTCCTTCTGCCTTACGATGTGACTTTTGACTTCTTGGAGGAGAATATCGAGGCCCAATCCGCCGATGCGCTCCTTCAGGGCATGTTCACCACCCAGTTTGGGAACGATCAGATTGATCTTTCCATCAACGGTAATGAATCCCTGGCCGAAACGATCACCGATACCACGCCTGCCGATGGTTACGATGATACAACTGGCCTTAGCCAGAACGACCACACTTTCCTGCGTATCAATGACGGTTGGGTGAAAAAGTTCAAAGCGGATGCGTCTGCCCATGCAGCCGTACTGTCTGACTCCACAACCCGGGACTACAAAGGCGTCATCTTCCCAGCGTTGATCGATGCACTTCCCGAGAAGTACCAGCGTGATCTGAGCAAACTCAGTTTCTACGTCAACCCAGCAGCCGAACGTGCATATCGTCGCCAGCTCTCTGCCCGTGAAACGGCCCTGGCTGATGCCATTCTGACCGAAGGTCGTCGGGTCCGGTTCGAAGGGATCGATATCGTCCCCGTGGTCGGTTGGCCAATCCATGAACCTACCCTGACAGCCAAGCTGAATCTGGCTGTTGGAGTCAGTCGGACTATCCGCACTGGCCGTCAGGTCCAGGAGCGCAAGCGTCTGGTCGAGTACACGATCACTGCCAAAACCGATGCGGAATACGCAGTGGGTGACCGGATCAGCTACACCGTTCTAACAGATTAACACATCCTACCTCCGGTTTGATATAGGGGGAGAGCGTCGTGAACTCTTCCCCTCAACCGGAGAGATCCTTTCATAAACCACAAGGAGGTATGCAAATGGCTGAAAAACAGCCCAAACAGGAAACAGCAAAAGGAATCGTCAAGATCCTTACCGGGAAAAATGAGATTCTGCTTGTTGCAAAGGGCAAGAAGGTCAGAAAGGGTTCTCCCGTAACCTTCACCGCCGAAGAGTGGAAAGCTCTGCCTGAGTATTACAAATCCCTGTTCACGGACCCTGTTCCGAAGAAAAAGGAAGAGTAATCCTCTCCCATGTTTACGTCAGCTGCAGCAGTAATCACCGAGGGAAACCTCACCGGCTTAAACGAGTCGATCATCACCCCCCATCTCAAGAAGGGGGAAGTTGATTTAAAGAAGCTCGTCCCGGTGGCAACCCTCACGCTCGTCAACGACGAGACGGCTCCGTATGATTCCACGGACAAGGAAGTGGTAACTGCTGCAGAGTCACTGCTCGTTCTCGCTCACGCTCTCCCCAAGCTGGTCAATCTGGCCGGTAAAGATGGCGGTCTCACTCGGACCCAAGGGATGGGCGACACGCAAACCGTATTTGTGAGCCACCGTGAAGCCGTAGCAATGGCCAAGGATTATCGTTCCCAAGCTGGCCGTCTCCTGAAACCCTACATGGATGAGATGCCCGAGGGGGCTGTGAGCGCAGGGGGGATGGATCTATGGGTTGTATAAGGCTCAAAGCAACCGATAGACCTGCAATCCTCGATGCGAAAACCGCATTGATCGTTGCCCAGGACGTTGACCGCCTCGTCAATCGAGAGGGAAGCCTGCTGGTCGGCAAGGTAAAACAACGCATTACCAAGATGGGAAAAGTAGACCAGGGGGAACTCCGGAAGTCTATCTCGTACCAATTACGCAGGGATGGAACCAGAACCACCCTGAAAGTTGGCCCAAGTGCCAAGCACGCAATTTTTGTACACGAGGGAACTAAGCCACACTGGACTCCACTTGGAGCATTACTCCTCTGGGCCAAACGGGTCAAACCAAATTTATCACCTGTCGAGCGCACCCTATTTGCCAAACGTGTGCAGGTCAAGATCGCTCGTTATGGAACTGAAGCACACTCCTTCCTTTCAGAAGTTTTCGAAGAAGAATCTCCGAACGTGCGAGACCGCTTCCACAAAGGTGTGCGACAGATATTTAAAAACCGCTTTCAGGTCTCACTCGGAGGCACCGCATGACCATCAATGACTACTTGGTGCTCATGGTTGCACTCATACAGGCGAACCTCGCAGACCTTGAGCTAAGTGCGGTTCACGACCACCATGATCTATCTGACGAAAGGGTGGACGGGAACGTGGCGTTCCTGGACTTGGACACGCAAGAGTTCGATTCTTCAGAGGAGGATCGCTTTGCCCTGGAGATGATCACGCTCTTCCCTCGGTCAAGATCGGAAAACCGGTCCGTTGCCCGGGCGAAGGGTGTCGCTTTTGTGAACAAGTTTAAAGAATTGATCTGGTCGGATCTGGGACACCAGGAATATCCACCGGATGTGAAAGCCACTTATGGCTATGTGAATTTGAATGGGACGCAGGTATTCGCTGTGAGCTGTGTTCTAACCGTGAAGATATAAAGCAAAGGAGCAACAGATCATGTTAAACAAGGATAAGATTCTCAACGGACCGTTCGAGCTAGAGCTGTTCGACGATGTACCTGCCTCCGTCATTTCCTTTACCGGTCTGAAAAAAGACTCGGTGAAGTTCGATGTGGAAACGGAAGAGTATACCGACGACATC